CCTTTCATATAAGCTCTTGTTTCTACACCTAAAGGCAAAGCCATTCTTGCGCATTCAGGAGCTACACCGTCTTTTAAAAGATCGTAATATTTTGCTTCACAAGCGACGGCGTTTCTAATGAGTCCATCCGTTTCCTCCTGTAGCCTTTCCCCGCTTCCCTGTCGGTTCGTAGATGCTTTAGAACGTGCTTCAAGGTGACTCCAATCCATTAATCCTCCATCCTTCCCTACAGGCGCGTATCGTTGCGAAAATTCCTGAAAATCAAAGCTGTAATGTCTAAGTATTTGAGCCATAATCGCTCTTGAAGTATGAATCTCTAAAGTCATATCTACCATAGAGAAAACGCTCCAATGTCCGTTAATTAGACAATACTTTAAAAGCTTAAAAGCTGTATCATGATTGTCTTGATTTTGTGGAGAAGTAACCCTAGCTTGATAAGCTATAAATTCTTCCGCTGTCATTTGTTCTATCGGTTTTGTAACTGCTACTAATTTTGGGGATTTCATGGTGTTAATCTTTTATAAATTCATTTGTTATACTTTTTTGGCATAGTTCTAATACAGTGACACTGTTAGAATCTATTTCAATTTTTACATGAGGATGACATTCATTATTTATAAATTCGATTAAAGGTTTTGACATTTCTAAAATTATTTCAGATTGTCTTTTAGTTATATTCATTCTAAATTATCAATTAAAGGTTGTCTGATAGTTTCAGGCATATCGTCAATCCATATATCAACTTTATAACCTGCTTTTTTACATGCTATATCTTTTAGTTCTTTTCCACAATATACGATAGATATTTCAGTTGGTAAATAGAATCTATCCATATCATCGCTAAATTCGGTTCTACCTGTAGCAATAATAACATTATGATATTCTATAAGATAAGTATATATGTTAAGCCATAGTAAGCAATCCGCTGTCCAAGTATTATCAAAATCTATAGCTATTGTTAGTTGCTTAGACATGATATTTAATCTGCTATAACTTGAACAGTTTCACCGTTAGATAGATTTTCGAGTTTAACTGAATAAGTTTTATTTAAATCAGGATTAGCTTCAAACTCTACACCTTTTTCTACCATTAAATTAGCAAATTCATCCGATTTATCAACCCTATCCTTAGCCGCTTGATCCGAGTATTTAAATCCCTCATATCGCTTTGCTAGTTTGTTCATATTGTGTTCTTGCACGTCTTGCCTTGTTTTAGCAATTTGACCAGCAAAGAAATCAATCCAGCCTTTAATATTTAGATATACGTCAACTAGATCTTTTGTATTTAGTTCTTGTTCGTAAAAAACATGACGTTTAACAGTCTGAAAAAGCAATTGCATAGTTTCATGAACACCCATCGGAGTATATTTTGCTAATACAGGAATATGTTCTTCGTATCCTATAATTAAAGCTTCTGTATAGAATAACATATCACCTAACTCTTCTAGTTGATTTTCTTTGTCAATTTTATTAACTGCTAATTTATACTCAAAAAATTCATCTGCTAGACCATTGCTTGCATGTAATAGATTACATTTACTTTCAGTTAGACTAGCAAGAATTAATCCCGGTGCTTTAGTTAAAGCTAATACCATTTTTTGATGTTGTGTTTGCATATATATTATTTTATTTGTGGGGAAAATGAAGTGCCTCCAATCGGACTCGAACCGATAAGCTTTCGCGGCAGATTTTAAGTCTGCTATGTTTACCAATTTCATCATAGAGGCGTTAGAAAGTTATTTAATTAGACCTTTTTCAAGTTTACTTTTACAGCTATTACAGCAATCAACCCAATGATAATTATATCTATCATATTTGTTACTTATACTTACACTTGTTCTATTACCTGAATCAAGTAAACAATAACATTTGTAACATCGTTTTTTACCTTTAGCCATATAATTATAAATTAAAAGTAGGGGATAACGGATTCGAACCGATAACCTAGGGATTATGAGTCCCCCGCTCTAACCATTGAGCTAATCCCCTTTTTAGTTACCGTTAGTTAAGACTCTCAATCGTCTCAATTATTGTTAGTTTTAGTTGTTATTTACAAACTTAACTAACGGTAAAATTGTTTTGTTAGAAAGGTATATCGTCACAACTAATGCAATAATCCCAAGCTCCTTCAAAGTGATTATTGCAATCAGGTGTTAGACATTTCTTTAGCCGTTTCCCATTGGTTGACCTTGTTGTGCCATTTGGTTCTTGATCCAATCAGGAACATCGTTAGCTTGAGGTTGTGCTACAGGTTGTACAGGCTGAAATTGTTGCACGGGTTGCGCCATCGCCTGATATACTGCCATTGGATCAACTACAGGTTGCACGGGTTGAAATGTAGGTTGTGCTACAGGTTGGAATTGTTGCACAGGTTGAACCTGTTGAATGACAGGTTGATTAACTACAGTCTGTTGACGAATAGGATGAATACCCATAACTTCATTATACTTACCGTCTGGAGTTACAGTTACCTCTAACTCGAATTGGATGTTATGAAGTTGCTGAGTATCTTGAACTTGTAGAACACCCACCGCATGACAAATTGCGCTAAATCTACCACGTCCAATTTCAACTGCTTTAGCAGATGTATTTTCCCAATTCAAGTTAAACATAATGTTTCGCCCGTGATTATGACCACCGTTAATAATACAATTAAATTCGATGATTTTTCCCGCACCGTTAGCAGTAGGTTTAAGCTCCGATTTAGCAATATATACATTATATTTTCCTGCTTCAACTGGAGATAACCCCGCGTTAGGTGTAACTTCTTGAGCGTTAAAATTAATACTAGCCATATATTTATTTAGTTTTTATTGTTATTTTGTTTGTGTTTCTAACAGAGCAGTCATAAAACCGCTCCAAGTCAATTCGCTAGGTTTTTTAATACCATAACGATTCTTTGCAAGATAAGCCTGAGAGGTTTCATAATGCAAAAATCTTTTACCTGTTTCTACAGCTCTATGACGCTTTTCGCCTTTTTCTGTTGCTTTTGTAGTTTCAGTTTCATTAGTAAATTTTTCGATCATAGCAAACGCTATAATATCGGCCCATTCTTTTAATAGTTCTAACGAACCATTTTGACCTTTAGGGCTATATAGCTTCATAGTCCATAAATCGTAAGGTTCTCCTAACGGATCATTAAAGAGAACTGCTTTTGTGTGACAGGTAATATTAACAAACTTACCCATACGATTGATACGATCTAACTGTGTTAGAATTTTATTCCATTCGTTAAGCATTTCACCATAACCAGCACCATAACCACCGTTACATTTAGCGACTGAAGTTTTAGCATATTTTTTACATAACCAATCGCTAATTAATTGTTCTAACCAATCGGCACTATCTACATTTAAAGTATTATATAAGTTAGGGTTTTTCTCTGCATAGTTTAGCATAGCTTGGAATTCTTCATAAGTTTCTAACCTACTTTTACCCCTAACAACTAAAGCTCTACTGTGCAAACCCTTTAGACCTTCTTCACAAGGTAAGAATAAAGCTCCCGGTGCTCCATTAATGAAAGTGCTTTTACCTACTCCCTCGCCTCCATGAACTATCATTTTAGGAGGATATGCGTTATATGTATCTTTTATTTCCGGTGTCATACAAATAAAAGTATAGTGATTAAAATTAAAACAGCGGCTAAAACTAACTTATAGTTTTTAGATTTATTTCTTTTAAGCTGTTTATACGAAGTGTAGTTAATTAAATATGTGGACATTGGTTTAATAAGTATGAACTTCCGCCATAATTCTATCACGTTCCATTTGTCTAACCTTTAGTTCTTGATCTGCTTGGCTAGGTAGCTTTTGAGCGTTCTTTCTATACTCAGTCCATCCGCATCCAGACCAGTATAATTTAGGTATAAAACGAGTAATTATATATTGCTTCATTGGTTTAACAGTTAGAGTTTAATTAGATATATCCACTAACTACTTTATTAGTTATATGAACTACCGTGCCTACCCCATCGGGCAAATTTGATTTCATATCTTCATTCATACCGTTTAAAATAAGAGATGCAAACCTGTCAAGAGGTGTATGATTTTCACTAAGCATGGTTTGAGTTGCTAATTTGTTAAGTATATCAAGAGTATCTTGACCTATTCCTATTATTAGTTCACTTGTCATTTTTTGTTACAGTTATAACTCCTTTGCTGCTGACAGGCACATTCTGAAATGTCAGATGCGACGAAGCAAGCCCTTTTTACATTTTTGTCAAAAAAAAATCGACAGGTGATATACCATCTGGCAGATTCGTCTCGCCATGCTTGAAGCTGTCTTGAAACTCCTTGAAAATCAGTCACTTACGGAAATCTCTACTAAAACAGGGATTTCATATTTTTGGCTTAGAAGAGTTAAGAAAGGTTCTGTTAAAAGTCCAAACCTAAAACGGTTAGAAGTTCTCTATGATTACTTGCAAAAACTACCATAATATACCGCAAGAATTAAAACTATTAAAACAATGGGTTTGTTGCAATGACATAAAAACAAAATTACCTTTAGATCCTAACACCTTAAAAGTTGCTAGTGTAGATAACCATAATACATGGGGAACCTATGAACTAGCAGTTTCTAGGAATACAAATTGTATAGGTTTTGTTTTTACAGATAAAGACCCTTATTGCGTAATTGATTTAGATGATAAACCCGAAAACCCTGCTAGTGTAGAACAAAGATCTTTCTTTCAAGCTATACTTAAACAATTTGATACCTGTTATACTGAGATTAGTCAATCGGGTTTTGGAGTTCATATAATTTCTAAAGGTCCGATTTTTCAAGGTTGTCGTAAAGGCAATGTTGAGTTGTATAGTAAAGACCGTTACATGATCTTTACAGGAAATGTTTTAGGTGAATTAAAACCTATAGAGGATGAATCAGAATCTATTATAGGACTCCATAAATTTCTATCCGCTAATCGGACTGTCACGCCGCTCCTATGGCTTCCCGCTACAATGCCGGATAATGAGGTTCTACGCATGGCAGGAGAAGCGCGAAACGGATCAGGGGTTAAGTTCCAAGCTCTATGGGCGGGTGATCCTGCAATCATCGCAGAGTTGAATAATGGCAACGGGGGACAATCAGAAGCCGACAATTCTCTTTTATCCCTTTTATCTTTTTACAGTCAATCAGACGAACAAGTTATAAGACTATTTAGACAATCCGCTTTAGGTAAGCGAGAAAAAGCATATAGAGATGATTATATCCACAATAGCCTTGAAAAGATTAGAGCTAGCTTTAAGAAACCTGATATAGATCTTTCTCAGTTAGATAAAAATTTAAAAGAAGCTCAAAAAGAATCTGTAACTAAAGATTCTTATATTGAATATCCGCCGGGATTAGTTGGAGAAATAGCCAAGTATATTTTTGCTACTTCTAAACGTCCTGTTAAAGATATTAGTATAGCCGCTGCAATTGCTTTAATGAGCGGTATAACACAAAGAGCTTATAACATTTCAGATACCGGATTAAATCAATATATAATTCTTATAGCCGGAACAGGTAGAGGTAAAGAAGATGCGGGACAAGGTATTGATAGATTAGTAGCTTCTTGCAGGGATCAGTTAATGCAAATGGGCACAATGTCTATAGTTGACGATTTTATGGGACCGGGTATATTTTCAAGTGGTCAAGCTATAGGTAAAGTTTTAATAAATAAACCCTGTTTTTTAAGTGTTTTAGGTGAGTTCGGTAAAACTCTTAATAGCATGACAGGTGTTAGAGCTGACCCTGCTTCAAAAAGCATATTAAAAGTTTTACTAAATGTTTATAACAAATCAGGTTTTAGTAATTACCTTAGAGGAACTGTCTATAGTGATTCAGAAAAAAACATCGGAGATGTTAAATCACCTAACATAACCATATTAGGCGAAGGTGCTACAGATACATTTTATGAAAGCATGGATCAAGAAAGCATTGCAGATGGGTTAATTCCTCGCTTTTTAGTTATCGAATATAATGGCCCTAGAGTTCCTTTAAATGAGTTAGAAGATCTAACACCTCCTCCTTCTTTAGTTGAAAAATTAGTAAATCTTTTTAAAGTCTGTTATATGACCCAAAAGAATGAAAACTTTTGCGCTATAGGTAGAAACTCAGAAGCTCAAAAACTACTGAAAAAATTTGGGACTGAATGCGATGATTTTATTAATGCTAGTAACAATTCAGTAGAAGGTGAGTTATGGAATAGAGCGCATTTAAAAGCTTTAAAGTTATCAGGTGTTTTAGCTATAGGTGTAGATTCTAACAATCCTATAGTAACAGAAGATATTGCTAGGTGGTCAATTCATCTTGTAAAACTAACAACTAACAATCTTGTAAGTAAATTTACTTCTGGAGAAATTGGAAAAGGTGACACTAAACAAGATCATGACTTCAAGAAAGCTATTATGTCCTATATTGAAATGACACCTAAGAAACGAAGGGATAATTACAATATAGCAGAACCATTATCAAAAGTAGAAGGTGTTATTCCTTATACATATCTTAAAAAGCATCTAAGGCTTAGATCTTCTTATAAGAATGATAGAAGAGGATCAACACAAGCCTTAGATGCTGTTATTTCTAGAAATATTAAAGATGGAACTTTAATAGAAATTCCAGCCGATCAAGCGTTTACCTATTGTATGACTAAAAGCACAGTTTATACTTTTGGTCCTGAGTGGCATTAATTAAAAAGTAGGATTTCCACATATCCATTTCTCAGTTTCGCATCGAATGGGGTAAAGTCCATTCGATGCTTTTTTTATTTCTTTTATATCAATTATATTTTGTTTTCTTTTTAAATCCTTTGCCGATGTTGCATACATAAAACCCATTTCTTTTATAATAGATATAACTGTATCTCTGTCTTTAGAATTGTTAAAATATATTTTTGATTTAGGTGTTATTGTTAGACTGTTTTCAGATCTATTGTAAACTTTATCGTCTTTCTTACAAATGTTTTCAATTGTTAGATTATTATAAGATCCTATAAATGTTAGATTAGGTAATTTATCTGTGATATAAGGATGATACAAATAATATATAAACTGATGACATGATACGACATATTGTTTTAAATTTATCTTTATAGAAATATACCATCTGTTTTGTAGTTTTTTAAAGTGTTTTCTATCCTTTCCGTTTATATCTAAAAATTCTTGAGTGATAGAATTATATACAATATGTTCTTTTATTATTTTGATGTTTTCGATTGTGCTGCTCATGACGGAGGGAGGATAAAGGATAGGAGGATACAGTCAAGCGGTATCTTTTCTCATGGGCTAAATTAATAGGTTTTTCTGACAGAGTGCCGTTTTAGTCTGTCTTTTGCCGACCTTCTATCCCCTTTTTTCTTTATATAAGATAGAGGATACAAGGATACAACTTTTGACTTTCCTAGGCTTTCTGAAAATCTAATTTCTTATTAATTCTCATTCAATTTTAATACAATTCTTATATTTTATATAGGTTATAGAGGGGATAAATAAAGGGGTAAAAGACAGGGATAAGGATAGGGGATAAGGGGATAATAGGATAAAGGATACTAGGAAAAGAGGATACAAGGTGTAATGGTAATAATTTAACTATAGATTGCAAAATTTGAAACTAAAGATACTTTATCAGAGCGCAAAATGTGGAAATCCCTCTTGACTTGATTCTGCATAATAGTAAACTTTTCCCGCCATGAAACATATTAAAACTAAACACCCTGATTCTATAATTCAAAATATAAAGTCTGCTAATCAATGCTTGTCATGGTGGTTAATACATTCATATCTTTACTATAGATTAGCTTCTCCTGTTATAAGTGATAAGGACTTTGATACTCTGACAAGTTGGTTAAAAATGTCATGGGATCAAATAGATCATATACACAAACATCTTGTAACTATAGATGATTTAAATGCTGGTAGCGGATATGCTATAAGTTATCCGTTAATGGTTCAATCTTGCGCTAATCGTATATTAAGAAACATCGAAGAAAATAAAGTTTCAAGTCCGATTAAAAAAGTTGCAAAATCCACAATTAAAAATAAAATCGCCGCTGAATATGATACCCTTTTTGGTTAAAGCAAAACTAGCAGAAAAATACGGTGAGTCTTTTGATTTACCTTCTAACATTAATTTGCTTAGACCTTATGACGAAGCTTATAAGGGAGACGAGCATGATCTACAAAAAAACTTTTTTAAATACCTTTCAACTTACTACTTACAAAATCCTTATTTATACTTATTTCATGCTATTCCTAACGGTGGAACTAGAAACAAGATAGAAGCAGGTAGATTAAAAGCAGAAGGTGTTACAAGTGGAATACCAGATACATTTTTACCTATACCTAAAAAGGGTTATAATGGTTTATACATAGAATTTAAAACTAAAAGAAATAAACCTAGTGACGATCAAAGAATCATGATGCTTATGTTAGATTCACAAGGTTACAAGGTTGTTTGTGTTAATACGTTAGAAGATTCTTTGAATGTTTTTGATAATTATATAAATGGATGACGACGATATAGATACTTCAGGAATACCTGATTTTGCACCTAACCCTAAATGGGCGAAAGGTCCACCTACAGTCTCAAAAGCTATAAATGCTTTTGACGATATTTATATTCCTGAAATAACTAAAGATACAGTTATTAGTCAATTATATATAGAAGCTGTTGATAGAACTTCTAGGAACCAAGCTGCTAGAGTTAGAGCATGGGAATTAATAGCAGAGTTAAAAGGTTGGAAAGATAATGAAGAAGATGATCTAATTGAAGAAGATAATCTAACTCATGAAGAAATAGCAAGTATAGCAAAAGAATTTAATACTACATACTAACATGGCTATAAAAATTAAAATCGAAAACGGAACTATACCAGAAAAATGTTTTGATCTTTTAGTAGCATACAAGGAACATAAAGATGAATGTATATTTTGCACCATGGCAGAAATGAATCAGTTAGATTTTAAATGTTATTGTAAAGACGGGCGAGCTATAATAAAAGAATTATCAGAACAACCTGAAGTAAGTGCTGTGTAAATGTTAGAAAATATAACAGAATCAAAGAAAGCTTTAAAAGTCTTGCGCTACCAGTTAGAGCAAGACTTTTTAAGTTTTTGCCGTTACTTTTTTAAAGAGGTAATGGGTGATAAAATGATTATATCAGAACATCACAAACTGTTAGCAAGAACCTTAGAAGATGTATATAATGGAAAGATAAAAAGGCTTGTTATAAACATGCCGCCGGGATATACTAAAACAGAGTTAGCTGTAGTTCATTTCATTGCATGGTGTTTAGCTAAAAATCCTAGATGTAGGTTTATTCATCCTACCTATTCTAACAATTTAGCGTTAGAAAATTCTACTAAAGTTAGAGATATAATAGTTTCTCCGCAATATCAAGCTCTATGGCCCACTAAACTTAGAACTGACACTAAAGCTAAAGGTGCTTGGAAGAATAAAAAGGGTGGAGGTTTACAAGCTAGAGCGGCAGGGGGACCGATTACAGGTTTTAGAGCGGGACAACCAGAAGAAGGTTTTAGCGGTGCTTTTATAGTAGATGATCCGATTAAACCTGATGACGGTAATCGGGATATTATGGTAGAAAAGATTAATAACAGATTTAACAGTGTTTTTCGTTCTCGTCTAATGAAAGAAAGCGAAACACCTTTAATTGTTATTATGCAAAGGATTAGTGTAAAAGATCCAAGTGCATTTCTTTTAAATGGTGGAATGAATTGCAAGTTTCACCATCTTAATTTACCTGCATTAATAGACTCTAAAAAGAAAAGAAAAGAATATAGCCACGCTATACCTATTCCCCATAACTTACCAGATGGCCCATTGTGGATATACAAGCATAACTTAGACGAGTTAGAAAATTTAAAACAAGCCGATGTTTATACATACTCTGCACAATACGATCAAGATCCCGCACCGTTAGGAGGTGGTATATTTAAAGAGTCATGGTTACGATACTATAAATTAGGTTCAATTATACCTGAATATAGATTTATAACAGCCGATACAGCTCAAAAGACGAAACAAGTTAATGACTATTCTGTTTTACAATTATGGGGGGTGTTAGAAGGTAACATATATCTAATGGATCAATTAAGAGGTAAATGGGAAGCTCCAGAACTTAATGCTAATTTTAACGCTTTCTGGTCTAAACATTATAACCCTACTTCTACAATGGGAAGATTAAGGTGTGCTTATGTAGAAGATAAAGCAAGCGGAACTGGATTGATTCAATATATAAGAAAGCAATCTTTACCTGCTATACCTATTAAAGCTATACAAAGAAATATTGATAAGTTAACTCGTGCGATGGATTGTGTCCCATACGTTGCAAGCGGTAAGGTATTCATACCAGAATCGTCAAATTTTACTCTTGACTTCAAGACAGAATTATTAGAGTTCTCCGGTGACATGACTCATTCTAACGACGATCAGGTAGATACTATGTTAGATGCAATAGATGTCGTATTCATGCCTAATAAAAAAGAAGCAGGAACTTGGTAAAATTTATGAAAATCTCAATACTATTATTACTTTCGATACCAATAACTTTATTTATTTTAATAGCGTTTATATGTTTTACAGATAGAATTTTAATAGATACACACAAATGAACATTCTAACAAATTTATATGATTTAGCAAGATCTAGCTTAGGTATGGGTATGACTCATAACGGTAAACGAGATACTTGGACTATTTTCGGTTATCCTGATACTTTAGCAATTAAAGACTTTAGAGATAAGTATAAAAGAGGTGATATTGCTACACGTATAGTTGACGCTTATCCTAGTGAATGCTGGGCTAATCCTCCTTTAATTATAGAAAACAAGAAAGAGCAAGATAGAACTCCATGGGAAAATGAAGTTGATATTTTGTTAGATAGTCTTGATTTTTGGCAAAAGATTAAAAAGTTAGATACTCTTGTTAATCTTGGAAGATATGCCGTTTTGTATATAGGTTTTAAAGACGGTAAAGATTTAAAAGAACCTGCTAATAAAAATACAGAAGCTATATTTTTAAAACCTTTAGCTGAAGATGTTGCGCATATTAAAAGTTACGTTACAGATCCACAAGATAAACGATTTGGTTTACCTGAAATGTATGAACTAACTTTATTAGATGGAACGGAACTAACAACTGAAGTAAAAAGGGAAGTTCATCATTCAAGAGTTATTCATATAGCAGAAAGAACTCTTGATAAAGAATATATAGGTCAAAGCGTGTTAGAACCTATATGGAATAAACTGATAGACCTTGAAAAAGTTAGCGGTGGAAGTGCTGAAATTTTTTGGCTTAACGCAAGAGGAGGTATGTCGTTAGAAGCCGATGCAGATGCTGATTTAGGAAATCCAGAAGATAAGAAAGCTTTAAAAGAGGAAATTGAAAACTACCAACATAATCTAACAAGAGTTGTTAGAACTAAAGGTATTAAAATACAGGCAATAACTCAAAAAATAGATAGTCCAAAAGATCAATTTGATATATGTATAAGTATTATTGCAGGGACTACAGCTATCCCAAAACGTATTTTATTAGGTAACGAAGCAGGGGAATTGGGAAGCTCACAAGATGAAACTAATTGGAGTAAACAAATTAAGAATAGACAAAAGAATTTTTGCGAACCTTTTATAATTAATAAGTTTATTGACTATATGATAGAAATGGGTGTTTTAAAAAAGCATTCTTCTACTAAATATAGTTGTGAATGGCCATCTCTAACAAATGTTAGTGATAAAGATAAAGCTGAAATTGCATCTAAAAAATCTTCTGCTATAGCTACCTATGCTAATTCAATGACTGCTGAAACTATAATTCCACCTAAACAATTCGTGGAAGAAGTTTTAGAAATGGAATACAGAGAAGATGAAATAGATGATATTATTAAAAGAGAAAACGAAGAAATTGATAGATCGTTAAAAGAAAATCCAATAGTCAAATTACATGTTGCAAAATGAACGATCCTACTAAAACTTTGATGATTCGTAATAGAGCGTCAAAAGAAATAGATAGGCGATTTTCTAAGATCAGAAAATTCGTTAGAGACTCTATAAATATAGGTAAGCTAGTTGTTAATGTTAGTATAGTTGATCCTGATAAATATGTTTATATGAGGGATCAAGATAAGATTCCTGAATTTAACAGAGAATTGCAAAAACTTATAGATCAAGAGATTTTAGGTCTAACTGATGGAACTATAAATAACGAAAACTATTGGTTAAATGTCCACATCGGTCAGGCTTATGACAAGGGGGCTAGAAAGGTCCGTATTGCGGCGGAAAGGGCTATTGTGAACCTCGCAAAGCTCCCTTTCTACTCACCCTTCATAAATCCCGCGCATGTCGAAAGAGCGGAGCTTATCTATACGCGCGTTTTCAATGACATGAAAAATGTTACAGATGTAATGAGGGGTCAAATGTCAAGAGTGTTAGCTGAAGGTATGCTAAGAGGTGAAAACCCTAAGAAGGTTGCTAAAGCTATGATTAATAGAGTCGATGCGATAGGTATAACTAGAGCAAAGCTTATAGCTAGAACTGAGATAGTTGAAAGTCATAATCAAGCTAGTATTAAAGAGGCGGAACTACTCGAAAATGAAACAGGTGTGGAAATCAAAATGCAATGGCTAACATCTATAGACGGTAGAGAAAGAGCTAGTCATAGATCAAGACATTTAGTTATATATAGTAGAGATGAAGCTTTAAGTAAGTTAGGTGAGCCAAATTGTAGGTGTTCGGTATCTGCATACATTGACATTGAAAAACTTTGATTTTTTGCTTGTGTTTCTATCAATAGTATAATATAAATCAGGAAACATTACGAGAGATCGAATGAATCCTTTATTACTACTTGCTAACATAGCTCTAGCTTCTACTTCTAGCAGAAAAGATTTAGATGGAATTGAACACTTAGTTATACCTTGTATAGCTATAAAAGAAGGTGTTTTAAATAACATATTTTATTCAGCTAATGAGTTAGAAACTTTTGCTAATACATGGAACGGTGTTCCTGTGCCTGTTAATCACCCTTCAGATGAAAAGGGTTTGAATGTAACAGCTAATTCAGTTATATCTGAGAATAATGTAAATATAGGTAGATTTTATAATGCTTTTTGGGATTCTGATTCTTTATCTCTTAAAGGAGAGTTATGGTTAAATATACCTAAAGCCAAGAAGCTTGGTTATATACATATAATTGAAAAGCTTGAAGGTAATGAGTTAATGGAAGTTTCGACAGGTCTTTTTGGAGATACTGTAGAAAGTAAAGGAACTTATAAAGAAGAGTCTTACGATTATGTTATATCTAACATTAGACCCGATCACATTGCATTATTACCTGATTCTATAGGTGCATGTTCTATAAAACAGGGTTGCGGTGCTATGAGAACAAATGAAGATAAAACTAAAAAAGGATTTTTCAATTGGATCAAAGGTCTATTTGTAAACGAAAAATCATTCGATCAAATCAGAGAAGGTATATATAAATCTTTAAAAGTTGAATTAGGCGATGATAACTGGCCATATATTTTAGATATATTCGACCAGTATTTTGTTTACGAATTTTCTAACAAATATTTTCGTCGTAACTATACAGTTGACGAAACAGAAACAATCATTCTTGTCGGGGAAAATATCGAAGTTCGGTTAGAACGAAAGTATGTTCCGGTAAGTGCTGAAACAATAATAAATAAACATACAATGAAACCAAAAAAGAAAGAAGCTATCATTAATGCTTTAGCAGTTGCCCTAGGTGTAGCCGCTACAGTTTTTGCAAATAGTGAAGATACCAAGTTAGAAGAAGCTGCTACTAAGCACGGATTTAACTTTGACGATGATGGAAACGAAGTTAAAACTAATTGCGGTTGTAATAAACCAAAAGAAACAGTTACTAACACTGTCGTTCCTATCTATAACGGACTCAGTAACGAGCAAGCTGCTACACTAGCACGTTTGCAAGCTAATGAAGAAAAACGGTTAGATAAGAAGCGCGAAACGGTTCTTGCTACTAACAAAAATCTTACAAAAGAAATTGTTGCTACATTTAATGAAGATGCGTTAGACGCTCTACTTGTTAATGTTGATAAGTCTGTTGACTATAGTATTGCAGGTGCGCAACCTGTAAACAATGAATACAAAGCCCCATCGGTTATCCTTGGGGACTAATATAACATATAAATATAACATATAATGAGTGCTCATAATTCTATTATTATTTTAGGTGCTGGTCGTGCTTTGCAGTTTGAAAGCAAAGCAGGAGAAACTAACATTTTCCCCGGTTTGTTTGTTGAACAATCCGCTGCTAACACTTTTCTTCGTTCTAACGTAACAGGTGCGGGTGTAGATGGTCCCTTGATTATTGCTATTGAAAATTCTATCAATGGTAAAGATAAAGATACTGTTTATGCTAACGGCGAAACTGTTTACGCCCGCGCATTAGTTACAGGTATGGAAGTTCAATGTAAATTACCTGCTTCTGCTAGTGCTATTGTATTTAATGATATGCTTGAAATCAATGGTGACGGGCATGTTATTAAACGTAATATAGGAGTTGCTAAACTTCGTGCTTTAGAAGCTGTCGATAACTCAGCGGGTGCTTCCCCTGTGTTTATCATGGCGCGTGTAATCTAATATAAATATAACTAAATAAGAAAATGATAAGTAACGCAAAAAATGCTTTTGCCAGTGGTGGTAATTGCGCCCATTTAAACGAACATGGTTTACTTGTAGCGAATGCTACTTCGTTGCGCCATGACGATCAAATGTTATACGATACTGCTTTAGTAACTATCGCCCGTAAACGTCTTAAAATGACTCAGCTTTTAAAAAGTAAAGGTCTAGTTAAGAATTTAGGTGGGTTAGGTGTAGTTCTTAGCATGTATGAACAAAGTGGCGATATGGCTGGAGCTAATATCTCTATGGACGGTCGCACAAGTGCTAATCAAGATAGTCTAACTTTTGCAGAAGTAGGAGTACCTATCCCAATCGTTCATAAAGAGTTTGCGCAAGGTGCTCGTCAACTTGCATCTAGTCGTCGTGGTGGAACTCCGTTAGATACAACTAAAATTGAAATCTCTACACGTATTGTTGCAGATGAATTTGAAACAATGATTTATAACGGTGCCCCTTCTATCAATGTAGCAGGTAATACCGTATATGGTCTAACTACAGCTCCTAATCGTAACACAGGATCTATCACTAGCGCATGGGCTACACCTGCTAACGTCTATACCGATGTTAAAGCTATGTTAGCGGCATTGTTTAACGATAATATGTATGGTCCTTATATCCTAACAGTGCCGAAAAATTATTGGATTAATCTATCTGATGATTATTCAGCTAACAAAGGCGATAACACTATCTTAGATCGTATTAAACAACTTCCCGATATCGAGGATGTTGTTTGTGGAGATTACTTGGCTAACTCTAACGTCGTAATGTTCCAAGCTACTAGCGAAACTATTGATATTGCAATGGGTCAAGATATTAGTAATATTCCTTGGCAAACTTCTGTTATGGAAACTGAATATAAGGTTTTCATGGCAGGCGCTCCTCGCATTAAATCCGATAAAGATGGTAAATGTGGAGTTGCTCACTGGAGCTAATAATAAAATCTAACTAAATTAAAAAATGTCAAAAAGAACTTATGTTATTAAATCAGGTAAGCATCATACACCTGAGCGAATCTATGTAACAGGCGATAAGATTGAACTAACAGACGAAGAAGCAAAAGCTTTAGCTAACAAACTGATAGACCCTTCTAGTCTTGGTTTGAGTGCTGAAACTAACTCTAGTCTTGAAGCTGAAAACGAATCGCTTAAAGCACGTATAGCTAGTCTTGAAGCTGAAAACGAACAGTTGCGGGAAGCTATAGACGAAGACTCTGAGGATTAAACGAGTTGGATTGTGATGGCAAAGAGCGGGATAGTTAGCTAATCCTCCTAATTATCCCGCTCATTCTTTTAAATATATGTCTTATAATATACCAGCATTAGTAACAGATGATATAAAAGCAATAGCTGATTTATCAGGTAATGACTTATCTGTTTTTATAGAAAACGCTGTTATATTAGTAGATGAATACTTGTTAGATAAATCTTTAAGTAATACCATACTTAGACTAATAGCTAAAAACTTATCTGCTCATTTTGCTTTATTAAAAGAAGGTCAAATTAAATCTGAAACTATCGGACCTACTTCAACTACTTTCAATATAACAACTGGATTAGGTCTTAAATCAACTACTTTTGGCCAACAAGCTATGTTTTTAGATAGTTCAAAAACACTAGCTAAGTTAGATGATCCTAACCGAAAAATAAATAAACCGACTTTTGAAGTTCTGTAATGGCTCTAAAACGTATAGATACTTTATTAGTTAAAAGAAAAACTGGAATTGATAGTTTTTCAAAAGATACTCATGATGATGAAGAGTTAGAATTAGATGCAAGATTTAACAATGAAACTCAAATTGTAAAAGATGAAAAAGGTATCGAATTTTTATCAATGGCCACAATTTATTACGATCAAAATATCGTTTTAAATATAGGTGATTTAGTTAAAGTTAAAGATACTTCAGATGATTTTAGACCTATAAAAGCAATATCTAACTATAGAAACGGATCAGGCACAAAGTTTTTAAACGTAGCTTATCTAAATGAGAAATCCAAATAACACAGCTTTTCTGAATAACCTTGCTAGAGCAATGAAGCAAATGAAACAAGGTGCTGTTAAAGGTGTTAGATTAGCTTGTGCCCATGTTAAAGTTGAAGCGCAACAAAGAGTTCCTGTTGACGAAGGTAATTTAAAAGCTAGTGCTTATACAGATGTTAAAGTAAATAAAGATGGTTGTGGAGGAACTGTTGGATTTACTGCTAACTATGCTGCCGCTGTGCATGAAAAACCAATGACTTTAAAAGGTCAAGATAGAAAAGGATCTAAAGGTAAATATTGGGATAAACAAGGGCAAGCTACTAACAAATTTCTTGAAAAAGCTATAGACGAAAATCAATCGGAGATTTTACAAATCATACATAAAGCTGCTAAACTATAATGCCGTTAGACATTACAAACTGGAAAACACCTGCTAATATTATAGCTAATATTATAGCAAATAAATTACCTGCTACTTTTCAGTTAGGTGTTAATTTATTTGTGGGAATGTTACCGGATAAACCTTATGATTCTGTTAGTATTATAGATACAGGTGGAGGGGATCAAGATCCTATAAATTCTTTAGACGAAATAAGTTTTCAAATATATAGTAGAAATAAACTTTATCAGTTAGGTTATAACTTACAAAATCTTATAAAATCAGAACTTCAAAGTATAGAAGAAACTACAATAGATTCTGAAACTGTATTGGGTATATGGGTAAAATCTAACATTGCTTTTTTAGGAACCGATAGCCAAAATAATTCTCTATTTAGTTCTAATTACAGAACTATAATAAATACAAACAAAAACATAAATAGAAACTAATAAAATGAGCGGACAAGCAGCGTATGTAAAAAAGTTAGAAGTTAGTGCCGATAATGGTGCTAATTGGTATAAATTGCCAGCGACTTCACCTAGCCTAGAAATTGGCGGTGACGTGTTAGACGATACAGAAATGGCTACAAACGCGGGTTATCGTTCTCGTGTTCATGGTCTATCTGATTTTAGTGTTAGTGCTGATTCAATCTTTAAACCATTAACAGGAACAGCTCTAACAGACGCGGCTAGCGGTGCTAAAGGTTTTGATATTGTTAAAACTGCAAAGCTTACCCGTGCTACAATTAAAATGCGTTACCTACCTACAGGAAATGCAGACGCTAACGGATTACAAGGTAATGTAGTAGTAGAAACTTTTGGACATGCTGGAGATGTCGGAGGTTTAGAAACTGTTTCTATCAGTCTTGTAGGTAATGGCGAATTAACTTCAACGGATTAATCTATATGAGTGGAGTAGCAGGATATAAAGCACAATTAAAAATAGGCGGAACACCTACTGTTTTTACAGATGAACCTTTATTAGAACTAAGTGAATTTGTTTATAGAATAACAAACCCTATAAAAAGAGTTCTATCTGCTAATCATGAAGTTGTAATTGAAGACGACAATAACGATATTATAACTCCTTTAGCTATAAATTATTTAGAAGGTGTAATTTTACTAGCAGATCCCGGTTTTGTTTTACCTATAAGAATTTCAGGTAGATACATACCTTTATCTTTTGTAGGTGGATCTAAAGAATATACTTTAGAAATAGCAGGTGAAATACTAGATGATAGTGCATTTCACTCAGATACAGAAATAAGTTCCGGTTATAGGAGCAAGGTTCAAGGTATTCATGATGTTAGCTGTAGTTTTGTTAGATGGAATGATCTTAGTAATAACAAACTAAAAGAAGCCAAGTTATCTAAAACTCCTATCTTTGTTAGTATAAATCCCGGTGCATCTAAAACATTTATCAAAGGTTGGTTTCAAATAGAAACTGATTCTTTAAGCGGTGATATTGGATCATTAGAGCAAGAAGATTTAAGCCTTGTATTATGTGGAAATAATACAAAAACTTATTTTAGTTATAGTTTTAATTATACTGATATTGAAGCACAAGCTTTAACAGAAAACGATTTAAAAAATAATTGGTTTCCTGAATATTATGTTAGCTAATACATAAAAACAAAACAATAAACAACTCGAAAAATGAAAGATAAACTAAGGGCATTGACGTTAGGAGCAAGTAAAAAATTTGAACGTAAATCAGTTGAAATTGAAGGTTCTATTTTTGAAATACGACAACCTACTTTAAAAGAACGAGGTATGTTTCGTAAAAAAGCCATGACTATAGGGCAAAATGATAAAGGAGAAGCTACTACAGATTTTGATATATTTGCTTTTCAGATAGAAGCTGTATCCACATTAACTGTTGTTCCCGGCACTGATGAAAGGGTATTTGAAGAATCTGATAGAGAAGCGTTAGAACAATGCCCTTGTGGTGGTTGGTTTGATACTTTAGCAGCTATAGCTAGCGAGTTATGCAATGTTAAAGACGCTGATATAAAAAAGGATGGAACGGCGACAAAGTAAGACAAGCGGTTTTCTTTCTCGCTGAAAAATTAGGTAAATTTGCATGGGAGATAGAAGATATGCCATACAATGAGTTTATTGAATGGCAGGCATATTTTGAAATGCAATTAAAAGCTCAAAAGAAGAAAAAATAATAGTATGGCAGGCGCATTAGATTTAGGAACACTATATTCAAAACTATTTGTAGATTATAGTGACTTAGCAAAAGCTGAAAAAGAAGCTATAGCTTTCACTTCTAAAACTAATGCGCATGTCGCTAAACTATCAGATGGATTTAAGAACACTGGTAAAGCTCTAACAGCTACAGTAACAACTTCTTTATCTGCTGTTACAGCTTTATCTTTTAATGCTGCTAGAGAGTTTTCTGTAGCTTTCGCAGATGTTAAAAAACAAGTTAGTGATTTAAATGATACCAATATAGGTGATTTTGAAAAACAAATTTTAGATGTAGGTAGAAACTCTCTTATAGGTGCTAAAGGTATAGCCGCTTTAGTTACTGAAGGTGGTAGAATGGGGGATCTATCTAAAGATGCGTTAGAGTTTGCTAAAGCGGCTGAACAAATGGCAGTAGCTTTTGAATTTGGTAATACAAAAGAAGGTGCTACAAAAGCGGGTGAAGTTATAGGTAAATTGAAAAGTCAATTTAAACTAACTACTGCCGAAGTTATAGAAATGGGAGATGCTATAAACTATTATGCCGATACTACTACAGGTAGCGTTCAAGGTATTTTAGATATTATGGTTAGACAAGGTGCTACTATAAAATCAGTAACTAATCTAACAAATGGTCAAATTGTTGCTTTAGCTACAACTTTCGAGCAACTTTCATCTAGCCCCGAAATAGCTGCTACAGCTATGAAAAACTTTACCTTGTCTCTAACACAAGGAACAGCTACAACAAAGTTAGGACAAGAGGCATTTAGAGCAATCGGATTAGATGCTGTGGAAATGTCTAAGATGATGAAAAAAGATGCCGTGGGTGGTATCAATGAAGTTTTAAAAGCTATAGGTAAAGTAAAAGATTACGAGCAATCCGGTATAATAAAAACTCTTTTCGGTGAAGAATCTATAGGTCCGATTAGTGCAATGATAGGTAACGTAAAGTTACTAGAAACTAACATGCAAAATGCGGCAGATAGTTCAAAGTTTTTAGGTTCTTTGAAAAAAGAATGGGAAAGAGCTATGAACACCGATAACAATAAAATGATGTTAGCATTAAGTGCTTTAAACGTAGCATTTATTAATATCGGAAAAGTTATAGTTCCCATAGTAGCTGATTTAGCAAGTAAGTTTTCTGTATGGCTAACATCTATAGGAAACCTTGATCCCGGTCTAGTTAAGTTAGGTCTTGTTATGGGGGTAGTAGCTGCTGCAATTGGACCGATTTTGTTAGGTATCGGTTCTTTCCTTGGAGCGGTTTTACCTGCCATAACAGCGGCAGGAGGCTTAACAGCAGCTTTAGCAGGATTAGGGGCTATAGCAGGTCCAATCGGTCTTGTCATCGCAGGGATTGCGGGTGCTGCTTATCTGCTTTATGAGAATTGGGAAACTGTTAGTGTATTTATAAAAGGAATTATAGATAAAATAGTATCTTATTTTAATACTTGGAAAGATAATAATTCGCAACTTTTAGCTGATATTTCTTCTAACTGGAACTCTTTTATTTCTGCTGCTGGCGAGTTATGGGATACTCTTTATAATTTAATAGGTAATACTATAACTAGTATAATTACTTCTTTAAATTCTATGTTAGCTCCTATAGGTGGTTTGCAAGGCGCATGGGATTTGTTTAAAACAGGTGTAGGTATTGCTTTAACTTATATAGGTGAATTATTAAATTCATTCCTTTCAACTTCTACAAACGTATTAACTCAAGTAAACGATTTGTTAAAAAATATAAGTTGGGATAGTTTTAAAGAATTAGCTTTATCTGCTCTTAAATCTTTAGCTGCTTATTATACAGAATTAATTTTAGATACAGGTGACTTTGTTTTAAAAATTATAGCAGGTTTAAAACAAGTTCCAGAAGCTTTTCGTATTATATTTAACGAAGTTGTTACATATCTTAAATCTATAAATTGGAGTCAATTAGGTTCTGATTTAATGACAGGTTTGAAGAATGGAATTATGAGCGGTGCTAAAAATGTTGTAGGTGCTGCTAAAGCTGCTGCTGGATCTATAACAGAAGGTGTTAGAGAAGCTTTTGATACTCATTCTCCTAGTAAAGTTTTTGAAGCTATAGGTGCCGATCTAATGGATGGATTAGGTATAGGTATAAATAGAAATACAGATCAAGCTGTTGCTCAAATGGTAGCTAGTGCTAACAGTTTGATAGGTGCTGCTAAAGAAAAACTTTCTACAGAACAAATCGCTAACAACTTTAAATCTTTTGAATCTAACATAATGTTAGATTCTAGTTTAAGCGACGGTGGAACTAATTATGAATTAGAAATTCAAAAAGAGCAAGCTTACTATACAAAGAGCTTGCAAATGTTAGAAGAAGCACAAGCTTTAAAAATAGAATCTATATCTGGATATGCTGCTATAAGAGAACAAATCGAAACTCGACATGCGGCTAATATAATGTCTATCAATAAAGAAGTTTTTTCCAGCACTAGAAATGCTTTAGATCAAACTCTAGCAGCTTTAGAACAATATGGAGGTAAGCAAAGCAAGATATATAAAGCTATATTTGCAGTTAGTAAAGCATTTGCTATAGCTGAAGCAGGTATAGCTATTGCTCAAAATATAGCTAAAGCTTCTGCTGTGGGTTTTCCTTATAACATACCTTTTATTGCGGGTGCCGTTGCACAAGGTGCTGGTATAATGGCAAATATACAATCTATAGGTGCATTTAATAACGGAGGTTATCTAGCAACTGGTCAAGTCGGTATGGTAGGTGAAAAAGGTGCGGAACTTATATCAGGTCCGGCTAATGTTCTATCTACACAAAATACAAAAGAATTGTTTAACTCTAAAGGTGGTAGCGGTGAAGTTATTAATAATATAATAATACAAAATCTTCCCGGTCAAACTGCTACTGTTAGTAAAGATAAAGATAACGCAACTATAATTCGAATAGCTGTGGATACCGCTAAAAAAGAGATTGCACATGAGGCAAATTATGGGGGCGGTGTAGTTGTTCCAGCTATACTTAAAGCAGGAGGTCAAAAACGTAGAGTTTAATTTTATGTCAGATATACAATTTCCTAATCACATATTACCGTATCCACAAATAGAATATTCTGAGGATAATGAGTTTTTTATAACATCTACTCAGTTTGAAACTAATTTAAGACAAAGACCTAGATATAACTATTCTAGGAATAATGTTAGTGTTAGCTGGAGATTTAATAGATTTGAATTTGACTTTTTTAAATCTTTTGTATCTCATATATTATTACAAGGAACAGAAAAATTTAATATATCTTTACCGGGATTAGATGGTTTTCCTATATCTGAAGTTTCTTTACTAAACGGCAAATATACAGTTACGAATGAAAGTTTCTTTTATTGGAGAGTTAGAGCTGTCTTAGTAATCGAAAACGAAACACTAGCGGAAAAAGATCTAACAAGAATACTTTACGAGTTGACAGGTGGGACCGAATCACAGATTATTTGCTCATTAGAAAGTCTAAACGACTATATAGAAAATCATTATGGTTTTTCAAACTTACTAACAAATTGTAATTAAATGCCATTACCTACATATACAACTTTAGCAGCTAAACTAGCGCAATTCTTTACTGCTAGTGATAAGTCTCATGCTATAATAAATGGCGCTGATAATGAAACTGTAGAGACTGAAGCAGGTGATTTACCTACTATGGCAAAGGCTTTAAAAGACTTTGAAGATAAATCAGTTAGATTTGATTTAGATCAAACTGATTTAAGCGAAGAGTTAAAGTTGCAGGCTAGAACTAACTGTAAAGCTGCTAGAACTCCATGGGAAGGTGCATTCGATCCTAGAGAAACTCCCGTAGAAGGTGCGAATATTCACGACGAGTTCATGGATACTTCCGATAGTAATAACTTTAGATATAGATTTAACGGTCTTTCTTGGATACCGGAAGGATCTAGGATTCAACTTTCTGCTGCTATAAATGTATTTTCTATATATGGTGCATCTTCAGAATCAATTGCTTTTGATACAATAGGAGGCAATCAACCTTATTACGATTACACTTTAGATAAACTTCAATTGACAAGACCTGATCTAACACAATTATTGCTTGTGTTAGGAATAAGTTCATATACAGATCTAACGGAAGCAAATACATCTTTAGCTATCGGTAAAATTTATTATGATACAACTCTTGAAACATTAAACGTAACTACTGCATGAAATATATTATACTATTACTTACTACTCTAACGGCATTTGGTCAACCTTCACTTGTTAATGGTGACGGTGGAGGTATATCTAATCCTTCTGCTTTTAAAAATGCTTTAAAAGCTGCTGGAAACCAAATTAGTTTTTATGATAGGTTTGAGGATATTTCTAGGTATCCAGATAATACGCTACTTACAACTAATGTTTCTTTGCCAAAATTTGGTAATGCTTGGAGAATCCGCTATAACAGCGACGTTACCAGCGGAGCTGCTCGGGTCGTAAACGGTAGGTTGCAAGTCTCCCGTGGTGGTGGTTACTATTTATCTGCAAATGTTACCCCTGAAAATCATTTAGATTTTTCAATGGGAATTGAATTTGTTAGAGAAGCAACATTTCTAACTGCATCGTCTAACAATCATTTTACCCTAGCCATCGGTCAACCTGATTTAGTTTTAGCTGATGGTAGCGGGATTCAGATAGCTGGTAATCCCCATTTGAATTTTGATCAAAATGGAATAGCTACTACAACTATGTCGTTTAATGTTGCTGATGCAGTAGTTACATGCTCTTCTTCCACTGATATTTTCACCTCTTCTACTTCTAATAGTTTAGAAAATTATGATTATATTCAACTCAGTGGAACATTACCGACAGGTTCTTCAGCTTCATTGGGTTACTACGTTATTAAACTTTCATCTACTACATTTAAGCTGGCATTATCAAGGGCAAATGTTTTATCCAACACCTCTGTTGATCTGACTACGGATGGAGGTAGCATAAATGTCGCCAGACAAGCTGAATGTCTCAACCGACCATACCACAACGGATATCATTCATGGCTGCCAGCTCAAACCATTTCTTACCTTTGCTCGCGCAGCGGCAATAACCTTGTAACCACTTACGCACACAACATCGTGTCGGGTGATGCGTTCACGCTTGAAGGCTCAGGGCTTCCGGCTCCGTTGCAAGAGCGCACGGTTTACTATGCGCTCTACAACAGCGCGAACAGCATACAAGTTGCAGCAACTCCCGGAGGATCAGCAATCACGCTTACGACCGCAGGCTCTGCAAACCAGTTGATTCGCACCGTAAAAAGAGATGCGTTGAGTTCCATTCCATACGGCAGACGATCAATCATAACTTTCAGAGTTCGGGGTGATTTCTTTCAAATCAGCCTAGAGGGTGTGGGGACCGTAGAATATTACTACCGAAATCTAGCCTCAAAAATCCCGGCAAATATGTCGTTTTATTGGCAAAGTCCTCCCTCAAGTAGTTCAGGTGGAACATTCTCATCAACTTATTCACCGACTGCTATTTGGGTAGATGCTCCTAAAATTGAAGAAGAGCATGTTAGACGTTTACCCGGTTATCTTGTAACAATGGTAGGTGATACTGACAATCGAACAAACCGGCCTTTGACAGTTGTGGATTCGAAAGCATCGGGACCTTATTCGCTAATGTGGCCTAACATTAAAAGTAAGGTTAGTTTAGGTGCAGGTGCTTCATCAATTGTTTCGATTGGTAATGTTAATGCAAATGTAGGCGGTGATATTTTTTCAGATGGATATTTAACTTTTAATCCGGGTTTTACTGAATTTAATTCTGCTAATCAAAAAGCATTTGCATCTGGAACATGGGATGCAATTATAGATACTGAAGTAGCATCATTATCAGGAAATTCAACTTCTTCGAGACATAACATACTTTGTATTAACGGTCTAACAATAGGTAGTATGCAGGAATTTGATTTGTGTGGATACGGGGAAGGGGTAGGAACAAAGCAACTTTTAATCCGACTCAACAATAACACAGTGCTTACTACGATCTTTGATTCTGGTATTGCCTTAAACGGTCTAACGGTGCCTTGGACCGTCAAAATCCTCCGAAAATCAACATCTGCAAATTCTCATATAATGTATGCAACAATGATATATAACGGAATTGTCATAGGTCCACAAAGAACTGTTGTCAACATGGCTACTGTTGACTACCACTATATGGAAGTTGTAATGAATACCGCTGATGCTCGTGGGCTAGTCTTGGAAACAATAAAAGCAACATTACACCCTGTTAAAAGTAGATAAATATAATTTTAATTATATGTCGCACGAAGAAGAAAATACTTTTCAAGAAAACATTAACTCTCTAATAACTGGAGCAGTTAAGACAATTCTAACAACTCTTGTTCCTATACTTTTGATTTGTATAGGTATGTTAGTAACAAATCACTTTGAGCTTGGAAACTTAAAAGAGCAAGTCAAACAACTTTCAACCGAACACAGGGAAACAAGGGACCGTGTAGCAATCATCTGGTATGTAGGTAAATATAACAAACAACAAGAACAAAGTAAGGAATAAATATACATGAACAAAGAACAGACATTAGGATTAGTTAGAGAAATTCTAACAGCAATTGGAGCTTTAGCATTTGCAAGCTTCACTGGATGGGAATCAATCGCAGGATTAATCATTTTAATATTTAGTATAGCATGGTCTTTTTATTATCATGAGGGACTTGAAACAATCGGAACAGGTATTAGAAAGTTGTTATCTGTAGCTCCTGCCGTTGCGGTAGAGTTAGGATTATTATCTACAGAAAAAGCTACAAGTCTGATAGCTCTACTTTTACCTTTGTTTTCAATGGTATGGAGTTACTTTATTAATGGAGATAACAAATTCAAACCTAACAATCTTGGATTGTGGATATTGTTTTTTGCTATGTCTTTTTTAGTATTACCTTCTTGCCAAAATTATCCTATAACTGGTAAATTATCCTATATTGATTCGACAACTGGAGCAAAGGGAGGTATTGTCTTTACACCTGATAAAAAACCTTCTGGATTTTTAAAAGTTCCTATTTATGATCCTGAAACAGGAAATCTAACAGGTTATACAGAATTACAAGTTCCTATTGAAACTACACCTTCTAAATAAATGAAACTTCCCTCTAAGTATAAATGGTTATTAAATATAGGTATTCTACCTAGAACTATTGAATTATCTATTGAATTGCTAGGAGTTCAAGAAGTTGTAGGCAAAGGTTCTAATAAAACAATTATATCTTGGAGAGATGATCTAAATCAAGAAGGTGTTAGTATAAAAGGATTTTCGGATGATGATATAGCATGGTGCGGACTATTTGTTGCTTTTATAACATTCATGCGTAGAGGTGAATCTAAAGATGTTGTAAAAGATCCACTATGGGCAAGAAATTGGGTTAATTATGGTATAAAAAGTAAAAAACCATCTCTAGGTGACGTTTTAGTTTTTAAACGTAATGGAGGCGGACATGTTGGTTTTTATATAGCTGAAGATTCTTTTTATTATCATGTTATCGGAGGTAATCAGGGTAACAGAGTTTCGATTACAAGGATTGAAAAATCAAGATTGTTAGAAGCAAGATCACCGATATATAATAATAAACCTAATTCAGTAAAACCTTATTTAGTTTCTGCTAGTGGATCTATATCTAAAAATGAAGCCTAACAATGCCTGATCCTTCACAATCTACAGCTTTGATCAGAAGTAGGATAACAAATCCTAAAGACGTTAGAGAGATTGAAACTATAGAAATAATACAACCTTCTGTTAGTTATCAGAACGAACAGTTAGATATTGTATTTGTAGTAGATGATACAGGTTCTATGAGTTCTGTCATAGAATCTGTAGTTAATTCTTTAACCAGTGCTGTTGAACAATTATCAGTTAGGTTTAGTTCTGTTAGATTTGGTTTAGTAACTTTTAAGGATCAAGATGAAATATATTTAGTTCCTAATTCATCTCTAAGATCGAAAGAAGAAATTGAATCTTTTCTAAATGCTATTGTTTCATCCGGTGGTGACGATACAGAAGAAGCGGGTTATCATGCTACAGTTAGAGCTTGTAACGAAATACTATGGAGACAACAATCTTCTGTATATAGATGTATTCTGTTAGTAACAGATGCACCTAGTCATGAAAGAGGATCTACTGAAGAAGAAGCTATATCAGCTTTATTAAACAAAAAAGTAAAATTCTATTTTACGACTATATCAAGCGATACAACTTATGATAATTTAGCTTTAGATAGTGGAGGAGAACAAATACCCTATTCTTATGACTCTGAAGAATTTTCAGTTAGTCTAGTAGAAGCTCTTTTAAGAATAGAAACATATACCGGAAAAGATCCTATATATTTAGTAAATGACGGTTATGAATTTGAAGCTAAAACAGAAACAGAATTAGAAGTTACATATTTACCTAGAGCATTTGATATAAAAATATCAGGTGAAGGAACTACAGGTGTTAGAAGTATAAACATTACTATAGATAACACAGATTTACAAGTATCTAAATACTTGGCAAGTGCTATAAAAAATAACTTACCTATAGAAGTTGTATATAGATCATATTTATCTAACGATCCTGAATATCCACAAAATGACCCACCTTTAAGGGTATTTTTGACAAATGTGGAAATCTCAGGTAACATTGTGGCAGGTGAATTAAACTGGATAGATTTAACAAACTCAGCTTTCCCTAACGCATACTATACAGAAGATAGATTTCCCGGTTTATGACTTGGTATAAAGATTATATAGGTTTAAAATGGAAAGAGGATTTCAATTGTTGGGATCTTGTTAAAAAAATCTATTTAGATATATTGTCAATAGACGCTAAAACAGAATTTGATTCAGTAGAAAACCCGTTAGATATAATCTCTAACGAAACTAATTTTAAAAACGGTCTTAAAAATTGGATTGAAGTAAATGAACCTAAAGAGTTTGATTTATGCGCAATGGGTAAAAACAAGATCATTCATCATGTCGGTTTGTATATAGAACATTCTGCTATATTTCATATAACTAAAAACAGACCTGCTTGCTGTCAACTTATAAAAAGTCTATCTTCTGAATTTAAAACAATAAAATTTTATCGCCATGCCTCTCGTATATGAAGTTACTGATGTTTTTAATCCTAAAAAAGAATTAAAAAAAACCGAAGTTGAAATAGGTTTTAATACAAAAGATTATTTGTTAGATGAAAATGCTAGTTACTATCTTTATGTAAATAACAGATTAATAGAGCATGAAACAAAGCTTCATGAAAAAGATATAGCTTTATTTATTCCAAAAGTAAAAGGTTCTTTAGTTATAGGTCTTATAGTTGCTGTAGTAATTGCGGCAGCTATTTATTTTTTCATGGATATAACCATACCTGCTTTAAATGGTTTACCTGAATCAGATCCAGTATATACTTTAAAAGGTCAACAAAATCAACTTAAATTGGGTGAACCTATAGAAAGACATTATGGGGAAGTTAGACACTGGCCTAGTTATGCTTCAAGACCTTATAATCAATTTGTAGATGACGAACAATGGCTTTTTGCTTTGCTTTGTGTAGGTATAGGTTCCTATAATGTTTCAGATGTTAGAATTGACGATACCCCTATAGGTAACTTTGAAAATGCCGAGTATGAAGTATATCAACCCGGTGAAAATGTAACTTTATTTCCTACTCATGTTCAAACATCTTCCGAAATAGGAGGTATAGAATTAATCGGACCTAATGAAGCGGGACATGATTGGAGTGGACCGTTTATAGTAGTTAATACTTTAAAAACTGCATATAGGTTAGAAATAGATTTATCTTTTAGAGCAGGTTTATATAGAACAAAAAATGACGGTAAATTGTCTAATAGGACCGTAAACGCTACATTTGAATATCGTAAAATAAATAATAGCGGTGATCCGATAGGAGATTGGATAACTCTAACTGAATTTTCAAAAACCTTAAAAACAGTTAATTCTAAAAGATATACTATCGGTGTAAATGTGGATTCAGGTAGATATGAAATAAGGGGTAAAAGAACTACTAACAAATCAGATGATTTTAAAATAAGAGACACTCTAACATGGGAAAGTGCTAGAGCGTTTATAAATACAAATCAGAATTTTGGAAATGTTACACTAATTGCTTTTAAATTGCAAGCAAGTAATAGTCTTAACGATAACTCTAATTCAAAATTTAATGTTAGAGTTCAATCAAAATCTTATAAGTATAACGGAACGTCTTGGAATATAGAAGTTACTAGAAACCCTATATGGGCTTTTTGTGATATATTACTATCAGATTATGGTAGAAATCTTGCACCTAAATTTTTAGATTTAGATACGATAGTTCAATTAGCAAATGATATAGAAGAAGAGGAACTATATTTTGACGCAACTTTTGATTCAAGAGGTAATATATGGCAAGCTTTGATAGATTGTTTAATGGGATCAAGAAGCAGACCTAATTTACCGGGAACATTAATATCTATAGTTAGAGATGTTGTTTTAACTATACCTACTTCTTGCTTTAATCCAAGTAATATATCACCTGAGAGTTTTAAAGTAACACATAATTTTGTTAGAGTTAGTGATAAAGATGGTTTAGAAGTAGAATATGTAAATGCTGATAGTTGGAAAAGAGAAACTGTTATATGTTTAATTGGTAACGATAGAGGTATAAACTTAGAAAAAGTTAGACTTATTGGATGCAAAGATCGAAACAAAGCCTATCAATGGGGAATGTATCAAAGAGCATCTCAAATCTATAAAAAAACTAACGTATCTTTTACTACAGGTCTTGAAGGATCAACTGTTACTTTTGGCGATTTAGTAGCGGTTCAATATGATTTGTTACCTAACGATTTTGATACTATTCCCGAGCATACTGGTAAAATAGCTGAAAATATATATTGGAACGATGATGATAATACAGTTATAACATTACCTTTTGCGCCTGTATTTGAAGAAGATGAAACTTATAGAATAGCTTTAAGTGATACGCAAGGTTTTATGCGCGGACCTTATATATGTTCACAAGGTTTAGACAATACTGTTATTGTAGAAGGTCAGTTAGATTTAAGTTATTTTGAAATGAACTCTAGTGAAGAGTTACCTAGTTATTTTTTCGGAATAACAGGAAAAGAAGTAAGTTTATTTAATATAATAGGTATAACACCGGGATCAAAATATGGTGAAGTTAATCTAACCTTATCACCTTATGATGATAGAGTTTTTGAATATTTAGATGATAATGCACCTGTAATAAATAACGATTTTCAAATACCCGTTACACCTTCGCATTCTATAGTAAATAATTTACAAGTAACAGCTTTAGCATATACTATATTACAAGTCCAAGTTACATGGGAATCTGCTATAGGTGCTTCTAGTTATTTTCTAGAAATAAGTTATGATGGTAATGATTATACAAGAGTTTTACAAACTCCGCTAAACAATGCCATTGTGGATATAGATCCCGGTGAGATATGGATCAGGGTAGCCGCTAACGGGCTTTCTGTCGGCCCTTGGACTGTATGGACGGGTGAGGTAGGTATCCCGGCTACAGTGCCTTTCCAGCCTGACAAACCCGAGTTATCAGAACCGTTTGAAGGATCTAATTTGTATCTAACAACAAACGAGCATTCTCTAGCTACTTCTTATACTTGGAAAATTTCAATTTTAGATGATGCTTTGACAGATCTTGTTGAAATATCTTCTATTGATACAGATACACCGTTTTTAGTTTATTCTTCAGGTTTAGCTAAAGCAGATGCTTTGTTAGCTTCTGTATCTTTAAAAAGAGATATAACAGCTACAGTTTTTGCTGAAAACTCGTTAGGTTTGTCAGAAGAATCTGAGATTATAGAAGTAACTAATAATTTACCTTCTGTTATAACAGGTTTGTCAGTAACAGAAATTCAAGATTTAACAACTACTAAAAGGTATTTATTTCAATGGGATAGTGCATTTGAAACAGATATAGAATCTTATAAATTATATGTTGATACTGTTACTGGATTTACACCTGATTTAACAAATCTAATAATTTCCACAAATGCAAATTCTGCCGAGTCAATACTAACTGTGGGAACAACTTACTTTTGGGTTATAGGTGTAAAAGATAGATGGGGTAATGAAATTGTATTAACAGGGGAACAAACATTTACAGCTTAAGTCCCATTTCTCCTAACATTTGTTTTGTCAATCTGATATAATGTTCAATATCAACATCGTCTGGAAATCTATCAGGTAGAGTCATACAAGGTCTCGCACCTTCACTAAGGTTTACTTTGTTACCTGATTTAGCATATACAATAGGAGTATCTGTTTCAGTTGAATAATAAAACCTAACAACTTTGCCTAGATATTCTTCGTCTTTTATACCTCCTCCTGTTACTTTTCTAACACTTATAAACTGAGTTATATCCTTACATTCTCTAATTGTTATATCAATTGGAATACTCTTGCTTAAAAGGTTTTCAATTGCGGTTATACAAATACCGTTAGTCGGATTTTTGAAAAGTTTAGTTATACCCCATCCTAGCTTTTGCCCTTTAGACTTACATTCTAAGTCTGTCTTAACTGCCATATAGTCATTGACAGAAACACTAGCTAAACAAAAATATTCCGTTTCTTCAGTTTCAAAATTTGTTTCTAATTCCCATTCTTTAATTATAGAATCAAGTTCATCTTTTCTATTTTTAGGACATTTTATAACTACACCATCGGTATTTGCCGAAATTACAGATATACCTTTAAGCTCTATTTTTTCAATTAGATATAAAAGGCTTAATTGACCTGTTATAGTAACTTGAATTAATAACTTAGGAGAATACAATATAGAAAAAGAGCTACCTAGTTTACCAAATGTTCCGTTAATAGTAATCTTTAAACTGTCTGCCGTTCTTTTATCTTTAGATCTTTTAGCTTTTAATCGTCTATCAACAAGAGTTCTGTAAACATCAAGAAAGTCTTTACCTAAATGCTCAGGATATAACTCATTATTTAAAACAATAAAAGGATAATAACTAGCTACGTCTCTATCTATCAGTCTATGATTTTCATCGCAGAACCAAGCTTTGTTAGATTCTGTGCTATGTAATCCACCTCCACCGATTTGATAAGTTGTTTGACCTATAGTAAATTTTAATTCTTTAACTTCATCCGGTATAATAACAGATCCTTGAAAGTCTAAATTAAATTTAGATTTTTCTATTATAGACTTTACATTTTGCAAAATACTTGTTTTAAAATTAAGATAATTAGGAGGATCATAACTACAAGCATAGAAACTAGGAAACTCTTCTTTTTGAGGTTTCTTTCCGCTTAATTTATATAGCTCTTTACCTATAACAGTTTCAGCAATTTGGGCATCTGATTTAGACCTAAGATCAATACCGTATTGCTCACCTAAAGATTCTCTTAGCTCTATATCCTTCTTTAAGAATTTAAATATATCTTCTGTGCATTGCAAGTCATTAAAGCAATACCATCTAACAATTGTTATTTGCTCAGATGTTAGTTTAGCATCTACATTAAAAGGTAAATCCGCTAACTGTTTTGTATGTAATCTCGCACCGTATATTTTCAAGCTACCTGATAACGGGCAAACTTCTATCAAATCAATATGGTTAGGTTTGAGCATTTTGCATTTATATTCTTTTAATACATTATACGCTCTTTCCTGATATACGATTATTTTTCTAGTAGCGTCATTTAAGATTTTTAAAGATGCACCTGATAAAGCTAAAGATAATATAGGAACATCGAAAGAATAACTATTGAAACCTACTATCAAATAGTTTTCTATTATCCATTTTATAGTAGCACAATCTAACTCTTGTTTCTCAGTCTTTTCAAAATATATGCACTTGCCAGAGTCAATAGATTTAAAAGCAACCAAGAAATAATTAGGATATATTTCAATATCAAAAACAAGTGTTTCATAAGTAGATTGCCACAATTCAGAACCTTCAAATACAGGTGGATTAAAAGCTATAGCTTTATCATAGTTAGGTAGATATGTTTTTTTAGGTATAACTTTTTTATGAGTAGATTTTATTTTATATTCGTCAAATAGACCTTCTTGGAATCTTTTCATTTGTCAATTTTATTAAGATAATCCGCACGACAAAAATCATCTCCTGAATCTAATAATCTTAAAGCTCTTTGTCTGGTAATTTTAGAAGTTTTTGCAAGCTGACAATACTTATCGCATGTATTAACTTTAGGGTTAAGATTAAAAACTTTAGCTCCGCAAATTATACAAAGTCTTTTCATTTCCTATATCCTACAATTGCGCCTCTTAGCTTATCGCCAAAAAACAAGTTAGCTTTACCATATTTAAAATCTATACTGTTTGCTAAAGGTTTTAGTTTTAAAAGTTGATATATGTTAAAATAAATATTCTCTTCTATATCTAAATCAGGTATCTCTATACTCGCTTCAGGATCTTCATTTGATCCGTCTCCTGTCGCCAGTATCCCCTTGCTCAAGGCTAGCTTACCTGCTTCGTCTGTAAAGCGCGAAAGACGCTCTAAACCCTGCCAGAATGAATCTGGAAAGCTCCTAGGGTTACTCTCCTGATTCAAGACCTTGGAAAAGTCCGGTAGCTGGCAAATCATTAGTTTTGAGGCAATCCATCTTTCATCTTCATAAAAGAAAAATATCATATCATGACTAACTAAAATATATTCGATAGGTTTACCGTAACGACAAATTTCTTCTATACATTTTTTAGGTATGCTTATCGGAGGTAATTCGCCACCTATCCAATGTTCAACAAATACAATGTTATTTGTGGCAATAGCCGATTGACCTACAAACGATAAACAAGTAGAATATGATCTATCACTTTCATTTTCTATTATAGGTAATAACTTTTTTACACTATCTACAAAGTCACTAGGTATATTATAACGAACACCTACAGGAATTATACTTGGAACTTCTTCAGTCGAAATACATTTAACTAGGCTTTTAAATTTACCTGATTTAACTCTTATTTTATCTTTTTCAACTGTAATTGAAATAGTATCTTCGCAAGCTTCTATACATTTATGAAAATGAATAGCAGAAGGTGCTATATCTATATCAAGGTTAATGGGACTAGATAAAGCGATTAGTCCATTATATGCAGTAACTCTTTTATCTTTTATAAGATAATGACATAACTTAGGAACTAAATCTTTTTTAGCATATCCGTTTTTAACAAATTTTAGAGAGTCTATTATTTTCATGATTTAATTGATTCTAATAATTCTCTACCTTTATTTGTCAGGTTATGATATTTAGAAACGTAAGACCCTTCTTGATAACAATAACCTTTATTTATTAATTGCATACAGCATTGCGATAATAATCCTCTACTGATCTTTAAAGGTTTTAACATATCTTTCTGCATACAAGCAGGATTTTTTTGTATGTATAACAAAACCCTAGTCGGATTTACAGCTAGATTATTATCCATTAATTGATTTAAAAATTGTAAGTGATCCATACGCCGTTAGGTTATTCTAACAGGTTGAATTTGTCAAGTCTCTAGTGTCATTATTTATTTGCGATAAGCAGACTCGAAATGACCTGTCAATTTTATTTTCAAAATATTTTTATCCCCCTGTTTAAGCCATAAATAGCTCTTAAAGCCGCTCTAAATCTTTTTGGCTACTTTCTACCCGAAAAACATTTTAAAGAGCTTTAAGGGCTATTTATGGAACAAAAAAGCCCCGTAAGGCTAAACCTTACGGGGCTTTTGATCCAATTCCCTCTTTTTACTTCGTTCCGGCCACTACAAGGGGAGTCTCTTCCGTCCCTGCCATGGTGTCGCTTTCCGCTTCAAGCTTGGCCAAGGCAAGCCTTGCTTCCTCGGCAAGTCCTATAGCGAGACGCTTCACGCCGTCGTCACCTGTAATATCAGGCTTGCGACCGATGGCGAGCTTGACGCGCTCCGCTGCTTTGTCCCCATTACCATTGGCAATGATCTTTTCCGCTAGGGTTAGCCATTTCTTGCCAACGGGCTTTGAAGCTACAGAACCTCTAACACGTTTTTGTTCTGCTTTAAACGGGTTAGCATTTGCAATCTTTTGAACAATCTTTTTAACTTCATCTTGTGTAAGAGCTTTCTCAGAGATTACACGGTCGATAAAATCCTTTGCAGATTCTTGTTTAACTTTCTCAGTAGCTTTAAAAGTTTTTTTACCTTCTACGGCTTTATATCCGTTAATCTTGCCATCATTATCAACTGTGCAAATCACTTCTACATTTCCGACAAAAGACTTTAGATTGATTTCAAACTTTTTGCTAAGGTATTCTGCAATCTTATTGCGAACATTGATTAGGTTAGTTTGTAGATAATATTGAACAGCAGCATTACAGGCGATTTCTTCAGCTTTCTTTTGATCTGGGGTAAGAATGTTTTTAAGTTCCTCCAATGAAGATGGGACTTCATAAGAGATTGCCGAGATACCTGCGATTGTGACGAGTGCGATTTTCATTTTTTGTTTGTGTTATGTTGTTTTTGTTAGATGCCGTGAGGCGATAAAGAAATTTATGATATGTATAAAACGAGTCAACCAATTTTTTTCGTATTTGATCTTTTTCCGATAGAATAATTAGAACCGTCTTTTTTGCCTATTGTGCGAGCATCGGTTCCGCCGCTAGCTCCCGATGTTCCTTGTCCCATTCTTAATTTTATTTTGTGTGTAAGGTATAACCAATCTTTTGCGCTTTCCTTAATCATAAGAGAAGTATTGTTAGATTTAATCATTAGAGCATTGGTCATTTCATCTCCTCTAAGTTTTAGTTTCTCTGTGTGATATGATTGTTCTAATCCTTCAATAAAACCTTCACAGTAAGAACCTCCCTTTTTAGAATAAAAGTTTTGAAACCTTATCATTGCCATCATATAGATTGCTTCTTGTAACTCAGTAAATAATTCAATTGCTATTTCTACTTCGTCTAAAGAACCATAAAAAAAGTAAACTGTAATTTTCTTGCTTTTGTCTAAACTATAAAAACCGTTTGTCTTATAGTAATCAATATTACCTATAAACTCTACACAAAAACTTGCTAGGTTCCCTTCCCATGTCGTAGAGTTTGAATTAAGGCATGAAACATAAGCGCGCGACATTCTAACATTTTTTGTAGGTTGACTAGATGTTAAATCAATATCGTCTCTTGTTAGATTATGCTTTGCCATAATCCTAGCAGCCATATTTAAAGCATTATCAATCTCGCCTTGGCTAGCCGCTCCATTCTCTGACAAGTTAATTAGTTTAACTAACTTAGTTTTTATATCTTGTAGTTCTGTTTTCATTATTTAAAAAGGGTTAGGTATATATTGACGAATTAAATCACATTGAGCAGCCCAAGCAGCAGACCAAGCAACCTCAGCAGCAGCCCAAGCAGCAGCCCAAGCAGCAGACCAAGCAACCTCAGCAGCAGCCCAAGCAGCAGACTCAGCAGCAGACCTAGCAGCAGCAGCCTCAGCAGCCTCAGCAGCAGACCTAGCAGCAGCAGCCTCAGCAGCCTCAGCAGCAGACCTAGCAGCAGACCTAGCAGCCTCAGCAGCAGCCCAAGCAGCAGACCTAGCAGACCTAGCAGCAGCAGCCTCAGCAGCAGACCTAGCAGCAGACCTAGCAGCCTCAGCAGCAGACCTAGCAGCAGACCTAGCAGCAGCCTCAGCAGCAGCCTCAGCAGCAGACTCAGCAGCAGAACATGGATTTTCTAACCAATTCTTTGCCGCTTGGATTGCTTCAAAAGGTCTTTTATCATTTTCATCTTTCCAATTAACTAAAGCTAATTCTGCAAATGCAATAGCTAATCTAACAGATTGTTCTTTTTCCAAGGGTTTATGTTTTTCTAAGATCCAAAATAACCAATCGGGACGTTTACAATTATTCCAGACTTCCTCCATGGTTTCAAACTTTTCTGCATATTCTCTGCCGTCTTTACAAGGACTATATTTATTTATAAATTCTGTAGTTTTCATTTTATATATTGTTTAGTTGTTGATACATTGAAAAGATAACTAAAGCTAACATCGCTAAAGCTCCTAGTATTATTGATATGGTTAGTTTCATATAAATAAAATTGCGTCAATTTGATATTGTGTTCGGGTTCATCACAGTTTCGACGGGCTGGAACCTTCCGCAATGGCGTCCTGATCGTCTTGTGTCCAGATGTCCTCGAAATCCTCGGTGAACGAGCAGATCGTCTGACCTTTCTCATCGGTGGTGGAGTAGTAGGTTTCACCGTTCTTATCGGTTGCGATTGTATATTTAGTTTTCATTGACTTATGGTGATTAGTTTTTTGTTAGATGAAATCCAGAAATTGCTAGTATCATTTCTAACAAAAACAATAGTTGCATCGGGATCTAGTCTTGCCTCTTGTATTAAGAGGAATATTAGGTTTGCTATTTGTAGTGCGTTCATAATGTAAATATTAATCCGTTAGGGGTTACGATTGCTTCAGGTTTACTAGACTTGTCGAATTTATTAGATTCTTTAGCTAATACAGATTTAGGTTTTTCTGCTTTGATCTTTGCAAGATTGTTTCCGTAATATTGATTTACTTTTTTGGTTTTCATATTGTGTATAGGTTAGGGGATTAAAAAGAAAGCATATTTAGAAACCATAGTTGTGTTAAACATTTCCCTTCTAATCCAGTTATCAGGTAGATCTTTTTCTGATTCATCGCTGGCATGTTTAAAAATTGCATTTTCAGGCACGTCTTTACAATCGAAAGGAATTTGCATAGTTCCACCTTTCCACATTTGTCCTTTCATTAGTCCTAATGGTTTATTATGTGATAAAACTCCGGTATTGAAATAAAAAGTTTTCATTTTAGTTAGTTAGTTAGTTAGTTAGTTAGTTAGTTAGGGGCTAGGGATTGAACCTAGCCATTTAGTTATGGTTTAATCTTCTACAGGTTCAAAGGTTTTAGCAAGGATGAAATCCGCGCTCTTTTGAGCAAGAGCAGCGGCACGAAAGAAAAACTTGTTATCACCTTTAAAGACTTTAAGCCAAGTAGCGAGATAAGCAGCGGAGTTTTCTTTGATAGTTTCTGAAATACCCGCTTGTCCACAAATGAAACATGCGGAAAGTTCTGCTACTAACTCTTCAAAGGCATAAGGATCAGAACCGAACGAAGCTCCATTATCAAAGTCTTTACGGGCTAGCCTGCTTGAATGTCCCGTGCTATGGGAAAGTTCATGAAACAAGGTGCAATAATAGGCTTGTGAGCTTTCAAAGGTTTTAAGGCTAGGCATTCCCACAATATCTTTGATCGGTGAATAATACGCTTTGCCTCCCTTGTGGATAATTTTTGGAGCTTGTGACATGTTATTCACAATTTGTTCGCAGGTGTCAATAACGTCATTTTCGTTATCAATTTCGATTTCCCATTCGGGAAGATTCACACCTTCAGTTTGTGCGATGTTGAAAACTCTGTAATAGCGAAGCATGAACTTTTTTTCACTAGCGGGACACTCGCTTTCTCGTCCCTTATACTTAGCAGGAACAATCTTAGTCGCAAAAGTTACCATGGTTGACTTGCTACCTTTTAGAACCGTTCCGCCGCATTCTGTAACCTGCTTGTAAGTTAGAAAGATTGAATGATCCCAATTTTCAACCATGCAAGTCAGAGCTAACATGACGGAATTAGCCCCGCGATAAGCAGACCCGCGATAGTTGCGCGGGATACCTCCAATGGCTTGCCATGGTTTACGCCATGGGCAAACGCCTTTCTCTAAAAGCGTGACAAGTTCATTTGTAAGAGTCTCGTAAATGTCGAATGTTTTGTTTTTCATATAATTGGATTAGTTAGGGGATTAAAAAGTTTTAAGCAGGTAAAACGAAATTAAAACCGTTTGCCCCGGTTCCGTTATCAATAATTTCCATCCCACGAGAAAGAGTTAAACCGTTCACCTTAGCAATTAAAACGATCTTACTTTGTTCCTCTTTAGTAAATTCGATACCGTAGGAGATAGGGTCAACTTTTATCCATTGAACTCCGCATGATTTAGACATTGTTACACTTGCTTTAATACCAGCAACTTTTAAACGGTTGCGAACGTGCTTTGTCATTTCCTTGTGTGTTTTCATCGTTTTAATTTTTCTAGTGGTTTCGTCTGACAAGGAAAGTAATAAATGCTTATTTAAAGAGAGTCGAGAAAAAAGTTAAATTATTTTAAGACGTTCAAGCCTTGCCCATTCATAATAAACATCGCTTTTATGAAACTTATCGTTTTCAAAAGCAAATAATCCACAAGCTTCATAATGTCTTGCGTTTTCTTGTGGATTTCCGCCTTTAGGTAATCTAATAGGGGAATCTTCACTAGGGTTAAACTCTACTGTTTCAATTGGTTGCGTTGCAGTCATGAAAGTAAATTAGTTTATTTCTTTTAGACCCACAAGAAAATTCGCACTTTTTACGAAAATAAATTTTCACCATTGAAAATCAACGACTTATGAACGCACTTTTAACAGTCAAGCTTATTTTCAAAGAATTACTGCGCATATTCTCTTAAATGTTCCACGCTAGGCCGTGGAACACTGATAAAATAAGGGATTTCAACGCTAAGACGTTTAAAATCATTTCGAGGGTAGCCATAGCCAAGAACGATTAGGAGCGATTCTAGGGCCATTTCCGGCCCAAATAGAGCAAAAATCTGTTAGCAAGCTAAAAGTGAGAAAAATGAACGATTTTTATTTAAGGTTTGTGAAATAAAATCATTTGAAAGTTTTTCTTGTCAGTCTTGACTAAAACCTTTTAAATACGGATGGAGGGAAACGGGTTTATTTTTAGGTTAGCTTAAAAGATTTTCGATTTTTTTCTTGTAAGGTTTAAAAGTGTATGGTTTTATTTTGTCGTTATGACTAAGCACACTTTCAATCCTGCAAATCATCTAATCTCTAATGAGGTTTTAGCACAAGAATTTTCCGAAATGACAACATTGGAAAAACAAGCATTGTTTCCGCATGAAAGGGCAAAATACATTCGCGCAAAAGAGGATGCTGAAAAAGCTGTTGAATTTAACAATGATCCTTTTGGAGTTTTTAAAGCTTCCAAGCGTGAAATTAAAGAAGGAATTAATAACGATGAAGATTCCCGTTGGTAATATGAAAGCTATAATAAGAGAGTATTTGCAATTAAGTATTTTCTATTGGAAGATAGAAAAAGACGGAATTTCTTTGCATCACGGAAAAGCTGAAACGATTGAAAAAGCCATTTCGAATATTGAGGAAATTTCAAAATCTCATTCCTGCATTATCCCGCTAAATGCTACGGTAAGAGAGTATCAAATTGATTTGATCTAATCCCTCGCCTAAAACAGCAAACCCTAGCTAGTTGATCTAGCTAGGGTTTTTGTGTCAACGTCCAATCGCGCCGGGGGTAGGTTGCAAACAAACGTCTTTAGGTAAATCTTCTTTATAATAGCAAGCAGTCCATCCCATTATAAATCCTTTTATTTTTTCATGATATATAATTATATCTATATCATCTTTTGGATTTTGCAGAGGTCTTACCTCTATTAATTTAGTATCAACTTTATTTCTAACAACTGAAGAAAGAAATCCATTTTCTTCAAGTGCATAAAATAAAAATAAAGTTTCTACACTCTCAGGAAATTCTATAATAAATTTATCCATCTTCTTTCCATTTTTTATCAATTTCTAATTTAGCTAATACGTTTAAACCTAATATAGTATGTTTTTCACTAGGTATAAATTCAATTAAAGTTTTTATAGCAGATTCTAACCTATACAATTCAAAATTGGGCTTTCTAGCTGCTATTTGTTTTGCTGTTTGTTCTTTCATCTTTCTAATGTTTCTAGTGTATGATCTAAGGGTTTAGGTATTTGTATAGCGTGTATAGTTCCTAAATAACCTGTATTAACAGAATACTTTTCCACAAAGAAATGAGAAGGGTTAACTGTAGATATTCTTACAGAATATAAAGGTAAAGGTATTTGTCTTTTATACCTAGAACAATCTAAAGAGTGTCCTGCTCTTAAATCCCTTTCACATTCTCCACATTCGATACTCATATATTAAAAAGGTTCGTCGTTTGTTTCACTTCCAAAAGCTGTATTTGTATAATCAAAATCCATTATCTGAGCAAATTTTGTATCTAGTCTAACTCGTATATGAGTGCAGAAATAAAGCTCGTCGGTTCTCTGTAAAGCTTCTTTTGTATTTGTGGGTATATCTATACCTTGATCTATTGTTTTGCTAGCCTTTCTCCACCACTGTCTTGCTTTATGCCCTGTTGGTTCGGGATGCTCAAGACAAACCCAATGTTTAAAAAATCGCAATCCGCTTTGATAGGTTACGCAAATGCTGTCAGGTCTATCTTGTTTAGTATATAAATCATAAGTTATACCTATAACTTTAAAAATCTCTATTATGATTTCTTCTTTTCTTATAAGTTCATCTTGGCTTGCTTCAGATCTTATTTTTACAACTCTTGGAAACTCATAACCGCAATTAGAACATATTCTAACAGAAGCATGATTATACATACCGCAATTGTCGCAAATTTTTACAGGTGCTTCTCTTTTAACATCGCCTTTTTTAATTCTAGGAACGGGAATTATAGGATCATTAATCGGCCCTAATCGTTTTGTATTAGCAGCGAAATCCATAACTAGACAATTCTTTTTTCCTTCTGCTGGTCTAGTGCCCCTACCCAACATTTGGACCCACAAACTAGGCGATACTGTAGGTCTTAAAACTCCTATCATATCAATGCCGGGAAAATCTACACCTGTTGTTAGACAGTTATTATTAACTGCTGCTCTAATTTGTCCTGATTTCCACAATTTGAAATTCTCATTCCGTTCTTTGTTAGATAACTTTGAATGAATAGAAACACAAGATACACCATATTTATGATTTAATAAACCTGCTATCCTGTCACAATGTTCGGTGCCTGTCGCAAAGATTAACCAATGTTTTCTGTCATAAGCTTGAACTATCATTTCTTCAATTGCTCCTGTTGTTATAGAGTCAATATTGAATCGTTCTTGCATTTCACTAACAACAAAATCACCGTTAATATGTAATCCCTCTACGTCTAACTCTTTTTTGGTTCTTAGAGGAATTAAAGGCGATAGATAACCTTCATCAAGTAATCTATTAAATGCAGCTATCCCTGTTATATCATAACAAAAATGAGTAAACAAACCGTCATTTGTTAGAATACCTTGACCTAATCTGTAAGGCGTAGCTGTTAGACCTACTATAATTAAATAAGGATTATACCTTTTTAAATCTTCAATAAACTTACGATACATAGTCGAAGTTTTAGGACTAAGCAAATGAGCTTCATCTATCATTAAAATGTCTATCTTTTGAAAGATATTAGCTTTTTTATGTATAGACCCGATACCTGCATAAGTAATAGGATAACCGACATCTTTTCTATCAAGTCCACTGCTATATATTCCGGCAGGAGCGTTAGGCCATATACGAAGCAGAGTTTTATAATTTTGTTCTATCAATTCCTTGACATGGGTAGCCATTAAAATACGTTGACTAAAGCAATATCGTCTAAATATCTCCTGTATAAGTAATGCCAATACAAGGCTTTTCCCCGTTCCTGTCGGCATGGCTATAAGCGGATTTCCTATACCTCCATTAGCAAAGAAATCGAAAAAACTTTGCACGGCATCTGCTTGATAGTAACGAGGTTTCATAGTTGATTAAACCTTGCAATTCCTTTCTCGAAATAATCAGTTTCTTTTTCGCAACAAATCCAATGACGATTTAAATTTTCCGCCGCTAGTCCTGTTGTTAAACTACCGGCAGTAGGATCAAAAACAGATTGACCTTCATTGCTATATGTTTTGATTAGATACTCGAATAATTCGACGGGTTTTTGAGTCGGGTGAAAGTTTCCATTGTGGCGATGGCTAAAAAATTGCTGAATGCTTCGCGGATATCTAAGCTCACCGGGAGTTTTTAGATTGTATCCGTCACCCATAGACTCTTGATGAACCGATTTACCCTTTCTCAAATTAGTTCGACCTATGTTAGATTTACCCTTATCGGATCTTTCTTGCATTTGTGGATTGTAGCAAGCTAAGACTTTTCCAGTTTTAAAAACTAAAACTGATTCGTGCTCTTTCATTGGTTGAGATTTTACGGCAGCAAAATTTGAACCAATATTTTTCTCCCATATCCATTCACATTGAAAACCTTTAATGTTAGACATGACAAGCGCACTTGTAAAAGGCTGTGAAGCAGTCAAAACAATTGCCGCATTCGTCTTTGCGATTCGATGAAACTCTTTCCATAGCTTATCAAAAGGTATCACAGTATCCCACTTACAAGCAGTAGTCCCGTAAGGTAAATCTGCCAAAATCATATCAATACAGTTATCAGGTAACATTTTCATTACCTCAAAACAATCTGCATTATATGCCATCCCTAAATTTGTATTAAATGTTTTCATTGTAGTTCATCTATAACAGGTCTAGCCATAATCATATATTGCGCTGAATGAATAATTGATCTAAACTCATTTACATGATCTGGATGCAATTGATCTAATTTAATAAAAGCATCCCAAGCTTCTACTAATTTATCAACTACAAGTCTTTCATCTTTTGTTAGTAAATCACTTTTCATATTTTTAAAATCATATAGACAGTAAAAAGTATAGCTAATATAAAAATTATTATAACTATATCGTTCATTGCCTGCAACTTGCTAAAAGTTCTTTCCCTTTATCAGTTATACCATAGTATTTTTTACGTCTATCTGTTGTCGAATATTCTTCTATAAAATTTAATTTTTCTGCTGTATCTCGTATAGTAGTCATAGAAGCATTACTGAGATTTAACTCTTCGCTTATTTGTGTTAGAGTCAATTGCTCAGTTTCTACTAAAGATACCATTATTAAAACTGATAAACTGATAGAATACTTCTGAAGAGTATTCTGCAATTTAATTAAATTTTCCGCTGAGTTCATAGTGTTCGCATCCATAGATTAAATCTTTTTTTTCTAATTGTTTTTCTGTTAGTCCACATTTCCATTTTCCTTCTGGTAGCATAACAATACTTTCACAAGTTCTACAATTTTTTGCTATATGTTCGTTTAGTTGGCATATACCTTTATGATCGCACATCACACACTTATGAGATGATGGATTGTTAGTTATTTTAGGTGGTATTTCTTCACTATAGATAGCAACTTTAGTTTTATCTTCCAATGCAGGAATACAACTAGGATCATAGGGTATTAACTCAAAATATAATTTATCATCATTCTTATTAACAGAACAATATAATGCCCATCTTAATCCTTTCTTGTGCATATACATTTGCATCTGATAGTAATGATCGGGCCATACATTAAAAATACCTATACCCTTACTAGATAGATATTTTTTGATCTTAGATATCCATCCAAATAACTTTTTAAAGTATTGATCGGCACTAGTTTTCATTTCAAGTAACATCCATTCATTAGGCATATCAGGAACACCTGTTATAATACCATCTAATGAACCTCCGAAATGTCCCTCGCAATCACTAAATCTAAACTGCTCGCCAGTGGTTGCGTCTATAGTATATAGTTCGCATCCAGCATCTTTTAACAGCTTTTCAAATATAGCTTCTTCCCTATGTCCGCGATTAAATAACCTAAGTAATCGGTTAGGTTTTTTAATATTGCTCGCCCATCGAAAATCATACCATAAAGCTCTAACGCATTCTTTACCTATCTTGCTTGCTCCAAGGTGCATTCTCGGACCTTGCTCCATAGGTAAAGACTCTACCTTTTCAGATAGTAGCTTGGCTAGTATTGGTTTCATTTTAACGCCTCTCTTAAACTATCAACTGCTTCTTGTGCCGTTCCTTTATATGCCGGATGACTAACAGGAATATCGGTATTTTTAGGTATTTGATCTACAGGCCAAGATTCTCCACATACAGAACAATAAGTTCCTGTTTCTTGAAATATAGCTAAGTGATAGTTATCTAATATATGAGGAATACAACTGCTTAAATCTTCTTCTTTATGAGCATTACAATCTTCAATATATTTAATAGCTTCATCTAAACAATGCCTAGCTTTTTTTAGATCATCTAACTGTTTATCCGAGTCACCTTTAATTCTAAAGCTATACTTAATTGCATCTGCTCGCCTAGCATCTACAAAAGCATTACCGCTAGATTTCATACATTTTTGCAAGTCCCACGGTTGCAATCCCTCGCCATAATGTTTTCCGCCTGCTTCGTTCATATATCTATCATTGGTTGATCGTTTTCATCTACAAGGAAAAAACTACTAGGTAAATTCAATAAAGATCTTTGTATCCATAACTCGTCATTAGGTTGAGGACCGATGTTTAAAGACGAACTACCTTCATTTTTATTTATAACTAATTTCTTTTCACCTAACTCAAAAAATCCTGCTGAATATGGTTCTAAAAAATCACCCTGATTATTAGCTTCCATTCTAACTATTGAATGAGTTACATGATCGGGAAAAATAACAGGTAACATTAAACTTGCATTATTAGTATCAAACTTAAATATTACATATTTTAGTTTCATAATGTTGATTTTGTTATAGGTATTACACCTGCTTTATTTTCTCTAAGTGCTTTAATCGTTTCAATCTCTTCATAAGTCAAATACATAGACTTACCATCTTCAACAATTTTTGCAATGTTAGGAAATACACCTTTGAAAATTTCAAACATTTCTTGTGCTAACAATCTATGCTCTTTTTGTGCATGTAAATCTAACCGTTGCCAAAAATAAGTAATCCAAGATCTAACACTACCTTTCATATAAGCTCTTGTTTCTACACCTAAAGGCAAAGCCATTCTTGCGCATTCAGGAGCTACACCGTCTTTTAAAAGATCGTAATATTTTGCTTCACAAGCGACGGCGTTTCTAATGAGTCCAT